GAACCCTACAAAGTCGTATTTCTAGCTTACAAAAGAAACGTTGTGCCATTGGTACGATTGACGGATTAGGCTATTTTATCCCAACTGATGAAGCTGAACGCACGGCAGGAATCACTAAAAAAGAAGAAATGGGCTTTTCGATTCATGATGCTGTTTCAGGCTACAGGCGTGCAGATTTGGAATGGTTTGATAAGATGATTGATTAGGAGGACTAACAAAGTGAATTGTTATTTATGTGGTAAACCTCTAAAAGAAAATGAAGTCATTCCCTATCAAGAGCGACAAATTTGTGATGAATGCGAGTATCGATTGGAGGTTGACTATTGACACCAAAAGAACAAGCCCTAATCTGTATTAATCGCGGCTTTTCTGTTATCGCTGGTTATCCTCCAGGCAAAAGTGAGAGAGCTGTTATCCGTGGTACTTCAAGTGGAACGCTTGACGAAATCACAGTAAGCGAATGGTTTGATGAAATACCGAACCGCAATATTATGATTAATCTTAGAAATAGCGGTTTGATTTGTATTGACTTAGACCAGCACCAAAACGGACAGAATGGGCGGAGTGTTTTCAGTCGATTGTGGAATGAACACAGCGAGGGGGAAATATTAAGTACCTATGTCGAGAAGACACCAACAGGCAACGGCTTACACGTTTTCTTTAAAGTTCCGAAAGAGATATTCAATAAACCGCTTGTTAGGGAACTAGCGGACGGTGTAGAGATAAAAACTCACTTTACACCAATCTACCCAAGCAAACGCACAGACGGCGATTATATCCCTTTGAATGATACAGAAACTAACGATCCTTTAACTTTCGATAGTCTTTGCGATTGTCCTGACTGGTTACTTGAAATGATACAGCGACCACAAAAAAGGCAGAACTCAACGCTAGGTAGTCGTACTTATGGCGCTGAAATGTGGGAGTTATTCAACCAAGGCGCACGAAAAGGCAACCGAAACAACGATACAAATCGCATTCTCCACTACTGGAGAAAAATCGGCATTGATAATAATAGTTGCATGGACTTATTGCGAACCTTTAACAATCGAACCAGTCCGCCCTTACCTGATGACGAGCTGGCGACCATTTGGAAAAGTGTATTCAAGATGAAATAGAAAGGAAGTCATGACAGACCAACTAGAAAAACTTGTGGCAGAAACGCCACAGGGAAACGTAAGAAGTCCCAAACCTCAAATAGAGGACTTCACGGAATATGGCGAGGGCGGCAAAAAAGTCGTTAATGTCGCAGGTTATCAAGACAGTTTGACAGACTGGTTAGAACAAGAAAAAGAAATCATCAATCACCCTGATTATGTCAAAGCAAACACTCAAACGCTTAGAGCGGTTAGAAAACTATTCTTTGAACACCGTAACTTATTTTTAAGCACACCTAAAGAGGACGGAAAGCCACCGAAATCATTAAGCCCTTTAGAAACAGCAAGAATCATCTATAAGACGCTCAAAGTCATCAAACTAGACCACCAAAGCGGACTGTTAGGCGTTTATAACCCTGAACTAGGGATATATGAAACAAATGAAAACTTCTTTCATCGGCTCATTTATTGGCTAGAGCCGTCATACAGTCAGGCACGGTCTAAAGAGGTTCTCTTTAAACTCGAAACCTTATCAGAGGTCAAACAACAAACGGCAGAGGCTCATCTTATCCCAGTAGCGAACGGTATTTTCAATAAGAAAATCCAGCAATTAGAGCCATTTAGTCCTAAGTACGTCTTTACCTCAACGATTGCGACCAAGTACAACGCCAAAGCCAAAGCGCCTAATATTAACGGTTGGAACGTAGACGACTGGTTACTTGATTTAATGAGTGGAGATAAAGAACTTGTTAGCCTTTTATGGCAGATTATTTCCGCAAGTACCAACGGCAACTACTCCTATCGTAAAGGCGTTTGGCTAGTCGGTAAAGGAAATGACGGCAAAGGGACATTTCAGAGCCTCATCATGAACCTTATCGGACGTGAGAACGTCGCAAGTGTCAAAGCTGAACAGTTTTCTGAACGCTTTTCTCTTTCCCAAGTCGTTGGTAAAACGTGTATTATCGGAGATGATAGCCAAGTCAGTTACTTAGACAATGCAGGGAATTACTTTTCTGTGGTTACTGGCGATCCAGTACCGATTGAAGCGAAAGGAAAACAACCAACCTTAGCAGTATTTAACAAGCTAGTCATTCAGTCCACTAACTTTTTACCCAAGTTTAGAAATAAGTCAAATGGAACATACAGACGTTTGCTTATTGTTCCCTTTAACAAGTCTTTCACGTCAGATAATGACAACTGGAAAATCAAAGATGATTATATTAAACGCAAAGACGTTTTAGAGTACGTGCTTAAAATCGCCTTATCACTTAATTTTGATAAATTTGACGAACCCAAAGCCACACAAGGGCTGTTAGATGACTTCAAAATTAGCAATGACAATGTACTGGCGTTTGTAAATGATATGTTTGAGGAGTTCGTCAGTGATTTTCTACCGACTGCTTTTCTAAGTGCTTTATATCGAGCATGGTGTGAAGATGAGGGAGTGAAACCCTTTACTAAGCGAGAGTTTGAGAATAAACTACCTGATTATGTCAAAGACCAATGGAAAAAGACCGTTCAAAGACCAAATAGCGCAGGTTTTAATAGAGCTGTCGATTTACATCGAGCCAATGAAATGGAATTGTTTAGACGGTTGTTTTATTGGGATGATGAGAAACATAAAAAAGTCACTAAAGGTTATTCCCGCAAGAAAAAATAAAAAATGTTACTGAAAATCGGTAACACGTTACTGTTAGAAGTTACAGCTTTAACCTTATGGTTAAGCCATTTATAGGTATCTGTTACTCTGTTACCGCAAAAACACCTACTCGCTAGGAATTTATCAGAGGAAATAAAAACATGAAAAAAGCACGCTGTCCGACAAAATGAATTGTTGACATAAAAAAATGCTATATATAGAAAAATTGGAGAAAATAAAATGACCAACGAAATTACAGAACACTTGAACAAAGCTAAAGCGCTATTGATTGAAAAATATAGCGATAGCATTGACGAGCAAGCAAGTCAAGAAGCGTTAAAAAACATCAAACAGGATTTTGAAGCTATTGAAATCTATGCAAACGAAAGCGACACAGAACCGCAGGAATACGAACCGCAGGAAACAGTAAAATCAATCATTAAGGAAATGCAAGAGCTGACCTTTGCGCCTCATGAAATATCAGGCAATGATGTACAAGTCTTTTCAGACCTATTGACTGATAGTATTGAACGTTTGATTAAAGCGCTAGGATTGAATGATATGAGCCTTTCAGCAGGAAGTAAAAACAAACCGCAAGAGCTTGCACTCAAAGCACAGTTACAAGATTTATATTCGCTCAATGATTCAATGATTACTGCAGACCCTAACCATATACCAAGATATACGGACGGAACAATTATTACATTATCTGATTTAGTAGATATGAATGTACAAGCCTTAGACAATATCGCAGAGTTAATCGGCTTTGAATTAGAAGAATAAGAAAGGAGTAAAAATGCGAGCAAGGTCTCCAACAAAATCAGTTGTTTTAACTCATTTATAAAAAGCGCAATTAACGTAATGAAATACAGGCCTTATCTGTAGTTTCGATAAATTGGTATCTTTACCAATAGAAAATAAGGAATCAATACAATGAATCAAACACTAAATACACTCAATGAGCTGTGGATTGAAGCAGGCGAAAAAGTAGAAAATTATAATGATAAAATCAATCAAATGCTCAAAAATGAAAACTTCTCAGCTCAAACTTTAAGAGATTTAACCGCAAAGAGAGATCATGCACAAGCTCGTTGTGATGCACTTAGAAATCAAGTCGACGAAGCACAAGCGACGCAAGTTGCTCATCTTCGCTCAAGCGGACAACTTCCCTTAGGAAATGGAGAAAACCAAACCGATCATTCTTTCATTTCAGATTTTAAAGCCTTAATGAGAGGCGATTCTAAAATCACAAATCTAGTCACTTCCTCTAAAGATGAATCAGGCGAAGCGGCTGGCTTAACCATTCCCCAAGATTTAAGAACTTCGATTAATGTCTTGAAACGCCAATATGATGTGATGGAACAATATGTCAATGTTGAAAATGTAACTACAGCCTCAGGTTCTCGTGTTTATGAGAAATGGACAAATATTACCCCACTTACAAAATTAGATAGCGAAGATGAAACCATTGGAGCCAATGACGATCCCAATCTTAAACTTGTTAAGTATCAGATTGGACGCTACGGAGGGATCACAACAGCGACCAATTCCTTACTTAAAGATAGTGCTGAAAACATTATGTCATGGTTGACGGGCTGGATTGCTAAGAAAGTCGTCGTTTCTCGTAATAAAGAAATCATCTCACTCATGCAAGCAGCTCCTAAAAAACCAGCCCTCTCTACTTTTGATGATATTATCACTATGATTAATACGGCAGTCGATCCAGCAATTAAAGCAACTTCTATTTTAATTACCAACACGAGCGGACTCAACCAACTTACTTTAGTTAAAGATGCGTTAGGGAATTATTTGTTACAACCTGACCCCGTTCAACCTGATCGCTATTTAATCAAAGGAAAACGAGTCGTTGAAATCAGTGACCATTGGCTTCCAAGTGGTGGAGAAACAAGCAGTCCGCTTTATCCGCTCTATTATGGCGACTTTAAACAAGCCATGACTTTATTTGATCGTGAAAACCTGTCACTACTCCCAACCAATATCGGAGGGGGTGCATTTGAAACCGATACGACAAAAATTCGTGTGATTGACCGCTTTGATGTTCAGCTTACGGATACAGAAGCCTTTGTGGCAGGTTCATTTACAGCGATCTCAGATCAAAAAGGAAATATCAATACTGCAGCTACACCTACAACAACTAATCATAAGGAGAAATAATAATGGACATTCGTCATATTGAAGAAAAAACAAAAGAATTAAAAGCACAATCAATTCCTCTGGTTCAAGCCGTTGAAAAAACGCAAGCCTTAGTCAATGAGTTAAGCACAAAACTTGAGAATATGAAAGTAGATAAACAACAGCCTGATATTGATGCGACCCTTGCACAAATGGCTAAAGAACGAGATGCTCGTGTTTTACTTGATGAACTGACGGAACATCTTACCAAACAAAAAGAAGCACTTCATCAATTCTGGAATAATGAAGAAACCAGTTATTCTATTAGAGCTGAGGCTAATCGCTCGCAAGAACACTTGAGTACAACAGAATCTCAATTGATTGAGGGATTAATTGATAATTCTTTAAAACGAAAATTAAAGGCTTATGGTAAAGAAGTGGAAGAATCTCGAAATAAAGCCATTGAGATTGTGAACTATTTGAAAGAAAATAATTATGATCAGTCCGTTGGTAATTCCCTCCATCCGTTAGTTGAAGCCAAAAACTTTTATTACTTTAGAATGGCTCGGTTGATTAGTTCTACTTTTCAACATGAATTGATGGAATATTTGCTTGAGGAGGGATTGATTACAAATTATCCTAGCTATTATACTCCACGCCGATAAGAGTTTAATCATCCATAATTTCGAGTTTGTCGTGGCAGACGGTGGCGATTCATGGCAACAAGGAGCAAGTAAACCTATCCGAACAATCAACCAACTTCAAACATTAGGCGAAATAAGCGTAGTAAGTAAACCAGCTTATGATGATACTTCTATCAATGTCACTCGTTCTATCAAACAATTTGAAGACGAGCGTACACGAAAGTATAAAGAAAAAGTAAGAGCTTATCTTGACGGATTAAGTGATTAGATTATAATAAAAAAACCTAGTCTTTATTGGCTAGGTATTTAT